GCTCCACAATTGGTACCAACCTGTCTAACTGAAAAAGTAAATGGTGGCCCAACAAATTGAATTACATATGCTGCACTATCCGTTAATACAAATACATAATCTTTACCTTGAATAGCTGCTACAATTGCATTACCAGTATCTAATCTAAATGTACCTGCAGTGTTTGTCGCTGTAGGGGTATAAGTATTATAATCTTCTTGATTTGAAAATCTAATAAACATTGGATCCTGAGTCGATGAATCTCCAATCGTTGTTTCAGTTCCAAAATGAAATAAATGTCTATCTCTATCAGATACTAAAGTTAATCTTGATTTAGTAGGTGCACCAGTCATAATTGTTGCTCTATTGTTTCTTGGACTTGATGCACCTGCATCCCAAGTAAATGTTTTACCATTGTGAATAGTTGCAACTAATATCTGACCAAAGTTGTCAAGACTCCAGAGGCCTGGATCCAGGATCACGTTACTAGTTGTTCTTTCAGTGCCCCATGTTGACACGTTCCAGGCATCAGTGCCCCATCCATAACCTGCAGTTTGAAATGTTGGACCTACAACTACATAAGGATCAATTTGTGCTGAACCTTGAGTTGACATACCTGTACCACCTTCATTAGCTGGCATGGTAATATCAAATGTGTTAGTTTGAACATTAGATATTTCAAAAGTATTATCTTGAAACTGTGCTACAGTAAAATTTGTTTCTCCACCGCCTGGTAAAGATACAGAAGAAAATTTTACATATCTTCCAACACCTAAACCATGACCTGTTTTATTAACAGTTACAGTTGCAGAACCAGTTGTTGAACTAAATGTTGCGCCAGTGATTGCTGTATCGAGTGGAGTAATATCAAAAAAATCTTCACCATAATATAAAAATAAACCTTGTGAAGTTCCAATTGCTGCATACTGTTCTCCTGCTAAAGAAGTCCATACATGTTGAGCTCTTGCTACTCCAGGAAGTGTTAAATCATCTGTAGTAAGTTGTGACCAACCCCCTATTTTTTCAGGAAGTCCATATCTAAATCTAACAAAATCACCATCAGTCCATTGAGACTCCGCTCCTGATTGTGTTATTTGCTTATTAAAACCGGGTTTAAATTGTAGTTTCTGTAACATAGCACCTCATTATACATGCTTTTTGTTATTTTGATAGCTATAATATTATAAAGGATGCAGTAATGTGGTGTGGTGGTATTACTGCATCCATCATAATATACAAATATTATAATAAAATTTCAACCTCTTATAGCTGTAATATCTCTTTACTTCCACCAAGAGCCTGTTACAAAAAAAGTTCCTGAAATTCTTTGACCTTTTGTTACTGGAGAAACTTGATGTGGAATATATGAGGGAAACATTAATAATGTACCTGTTTCATTAAATTCTTTTACTACATGTAAATTAGAATATGCAAATAAAGAAAACTCTCCTCCTTCATATTTTTGTTCAGATAAATTTAATAATAGAGTAAGTTTAATAGTATAATTTTTATCAAAATTTTCTCCATCTGTATGCATTTTATATTGACCATTATTTTTTTCATCATAAATATTAATAAAAAAACCATCATCATTTAAAAAAGGATTTATATTAAACCCAAAAGATGCTCTATTTATAAAAAATGCTCTGTCTTCTAAATCTGGTATTAAATGTTTAATATTTCCATAAAGGCTGGAAAACGCAGTAGATGTTTTTATTGTTGCAGCTTTTTTATCAAAAGGCTTTCCATTTTTAAGAACTTCATTTAATTTTTTAATTTGTTCTAAAGATAAGTAATTAGGAATATAATAGTATAAATGTTTCATTATTTAAACTGTTTTCCAGTTACCCAAGCAACTAAAGAATTTCTTTCTCCTTTTGTAACAGGTTTAACTTCATGTAACACATAAGATGGAAATAAAACTAAATCTCCTTGTTCCTTTTTCATTTCCATACCTTCTTCACCCTCATATAAAAATAATTCTCCACCCTCATATTTTTTAGGATCGGTAAGTTGTATTGATATTGATAATTTTCTTATTAAACAATTGAATCCTTTATCAACGTGTTTCCCATATTTATTTGATGGTGCTTTATAATTTGTAAATTGTAATCCTTCGTCTATACCATGAAGATCAAATTGAAAAAATCTATCATTAAGATTTAAAACTATATCTGTTATTCTTCTATATAGCCAATCTAAATTATCATCAGGATATAACCAACAAATTTGACTTTCTCTAATATCTGTTTCACCTCTGGTTACTCCTTTAATTAAACCTTTATCTTTTGCAATTTTAATTATTTTTTCACATTCTTCTTCAGTAAATACTTTTTCCCAGTAAGCATAAGTATTAACTTTATCTAAATAAAAGTTCCAAGATGAGTTGTTATTATTTTTCATTATCTATCATTAATTAAATTAACATAAGCAGAAAGTATGTATCTATATTTATTATCTGGACATGGTTGTCCTTTGTGAGTATGTGTCCAAAATGCAGGAAAAATTAAAGCTCTACCTTTAACTGATTTTATTATTTCTCCATTATAAAATTCTGTACCACAATTATGATCAGAAAGATAAACAAGAATACTTAAAATTCTTGGTAGATTAAAGGCTTGTTCACTATGAAATTTATTATAATAATTACTAGGTATAAATTCTTTAAATCTAAAATTTTGTAATTGCCATTTATTGTATGTTAAGTTTATTTCAGGATACAATTTTGTGTATTCTGTAAGTATAATTTTTGTTAAATTTTGTAAAATATTATTTTCATCATAAGCTATATCACAATAATTGTAATTATGAGGATTGCCATGAGAACCTTGTATTTTATTTTTTAAATTGTTTATTAGAAAATTACAATCTTTATTAGATAAAGCATTATCTAAAATGCAAATATGATTCATTTAATCCACACCTTTTTATATTTATTCTATTAAATCCCAAGTTTGATTATCTTCATTCCAATCATATTGCTGACCATCTGTAGGTTTAGCAACTGGTGCTTCCCAAAGACAAGTTGTTTCATTTAATGTCCAACTATTAAAAGGTTGTGGTGGAATGAAAGCATCTTTTTTTTGATCATATGTAAAACCTTTAGCAGCATAGTTTTTTCTAAAAGGTGTTCCACCTAATTTATGTACTCCACCACTAGTATTATAAGATGTTTGTTTCCAAACTGCTCTATCTTTATATAGATTTTGTAAAAACTCAACACCTGCTTGTTCAGTTGTTGCAATATCATTAGATACTATTTCAACTTTTTCAACTATATTTCCAACTTTTAATTTTGCAAAATGTGCCATAATAATCTCCTATGCTGTGTAACTTCCACTTCCTGTAAATGTTAATATTGTGTCTGTTCCATCAGTACCAACTGTTGGACTTCCTGTTGTAGTTCCTGAATATCTTGCAGTTGGTAATCTTAAAATAACTACGCCACTTCCACCATTTCCACCACTATTATCGTGACCACCGCCACCGCCACCGCCAGTGTTAGCTGTTCCAGGATCACCTGAAGTAGGACCATTAACTCCATCACCTCCTCCACCTGCACCACCAGAACCAACAGGTCCAGAATCTTGTCCAGAACCTCCGCCGCCACCACCTCTTGTAACAGCAGAACCAGTTATTGAAGAAGATAAACCATCACCACCAGGTCCACCACTACTTCCTGAAGCATCAGTGCCATCTTCTGAAGCACCTCCACCTCCACCACCTGATGTACTACCACCAATACCACCATTAAAACCTTGAAGAACAGTTCCTGTTCCATCTCTACCTAAAGAAGCTCCACCAGCACCTCCTCCACCAGAACCACCTGGATTACCCGATCCTCCATTTCCTGCACCAGCTCCTCCACCACTTGAAACAATCGCTGTTATATCTGGACCAAAAATTGCACTATCATTTCCATTTGCACCATCAAGACCACCTTGAGCACTACCACTATCTCTACCGTCACCACCAGCACCTACTGTAATTGTATATGTTGTTCCAGGAGTTAATTGTAAAGAATTTTCTGAGATACCTCCTCCACCAGATGTTTCATTATTATAAGAATTTCTATATCCACCAGCACCTCCTGCACCACCAGTTGGTCTAGCTCCACCACCTCCTCCAGCAATAACTAAAAAATCTGCTGTAACAGGTTGATTTTGTTGATCAGTTACATCATCATCTGAAGTAGGAATCCAGCCTTGTGTTGCACCTGAATAAACTAATGTTACTGATTGACCACTAGTATCATAAATAGGACTAGAAGTATTACCTTGAAAATTTAAGCTGTTAGTATTTAAAGTAACTGCATTAGTTCCCCATGTTCTTAAATAATCTGAAAATTCTATTGTATCTCCAACACTTGCTGAACCTGGTAATGTTACAGTAAACGCTCCACCGGTTGTGTTAACCCAATATCCTTCTCCAGCAACTGCTGTAAAGGTAGTAGTTTTAATATCAGATTGCCAAGATGTTCCACCTGCAGCATCTACGAAAGATAAATTTCCAGAACCATCTGTTTTTAATAATTGGTCTGCTGAACCATCTGCATTTGGATATTTTAATCCATCTAAAACAACATTTCCATCGCCTTTAGGAGTTATAGTTAAATCAATATTTGTATCATCTCCAATTGCACTAATTTCTGGTGCGCTTGAAGTTGCTGCATTTT